CACCCAAATCAACCTATGAGACATCAGAAGAACGAGCAGCCCGTCAGGTACTCATTGTACGACAGAGTTCTCTTGGTCATGCGCTTGAGTATGCTGCTACTAATAAGATCAAAGACGAGGCAGAAGTTTTGGCATTGGCTAATCGCTTCTCTGATTGGGTCTTTCAAAAGGAAGGGATCAACGCAGTAGCCAAATCTGTTCTTGAAGTATCTGCGGGTTTCTTTGGTGATATGGAAGATGACCTCCCATAATCCCATTACTGGAGATAAGCTTCAGTCTAAACCAGCTACTAAAGAGTATCGTGATGGTTGGGATGCTATCTTTGGTAAAAAAGATTATCCTTCTTGTACTGAAGAATGTAAACAACATAAGGAGGATGAGTCATCCAAGCCCTCATAGATGGTGACATCGTGGCTTACGCTAATGCTGCTTCTGCCGAGGGAGACCCGGTAGAGGTAGCTTATAGACGAATAGACACACATATGAATAGCATTCTAGACATTACGAAGTCAGAGACATTTCGAGTCTTCTTATCAGGTGCTAATAACTTTAGACACGATATATACCCGGAATATAAAGCCAACAGAAAGGATATGGTAAGTCCTCGCTGGAGGGACTTGTGTAAAGAATATCTTGTTACCCAATGGGGTGCTGAAGTTACTGATGGATATGAAGCAGATGATGCACTGGGAATTCATCAAGATAAAAATAGTTCAAGTCTACAAACAACTATCTGTACTATTGATAAAGATCTTGACATGATTCCAGGATTGCATTATAGTTGGCCTATTGTAAGAGGAGGCCTAATTGTTAGAGAAGCACGGCTCTATAAAGTATCAGACATCGAAGGGCTTCGATCCTTTTATCGCAGTATTCTTGTTGGTGATAGGACTGATAACATTATTGGTGTTGAAGGCATAGGTAAAGTAAAAGCAGCTAAGATGATAGATCATCTAGAAACAGAAGAAGAAATGTTTGATTGTGTTGTTAGGTTATATAATGATGACATGGAACGATTAAAAGTTAATGGCAAATGCCTTTATATAATGCGTGAGGAAGGAAAGCAATGGGAGTTCAAGAACCAAGACTTAATTTTAGAGAGCGTATAATTACTCGTGGTGGAAATGATATTAGATTATACCATGTTTATGAGACAGAAATGCATGGTGCCTATGAAGCTAATGGTATCTGGTACATTGCTAGGTGGTCACATACAGGACACTTTCTACCACAAGAAAAAGGTAGACAACCTATAACTACTCTAGATATGATTAACGAGAAAGACTCAATTGTCAATCCGCAAAGCGCGTAAAGGTGCCTTTGCTGCTGGCTTTCGATCAGTCTTTGAACTTAAAGTTAATACTTGGATGAAAGAGGAGGGAATTAATGTACCTTATGAACCTTGTAAGCTCGACTATGTTGTGCCTTCTTCTAATCATAAGTATACCCCTGACTGGAAAGTAGGTAATATTGTCTATGAAGGCAAGGGATACTTCGCTGCCTCTGATCGAAAGAAAATGCTGCATATTATTGAATCAAATCCAGACCTAACTATTAGAATGTTGTTTCAAAATGCACAAGCAAAGATAAACAAGCGAAGTAAAACAAGTTACGCTGATTGGTGTGATAAGTTTGGAATTGAATGGTGTGATTTTCGGGATAAAGGAAAACTTCTTGAATGGCTCAAACCTAAAGGAAGAAAAAAGAAAGTATGAGTTTGATACTTTTCTTTTACATCTTCCCCCTATAAATCTATATAACGTAGACCTAGTGTGGCTTGCCTTTGGGTATGACCTACGCTGGGATATTAAGGAGCAATATGGCAGTGCATATGGTGATCCCGGATACACAGATTAAACCGGGAGGTGACTATACCTATCTAAATAACATTGGAAAGTATATGGTTGCAAAAAAACCCTCTGTTGTAGTGATGATTGGAGATTGGGCAGATATGCCTTCTCTTTCGTCCTATGACAAGGGCAAGAAGTCTTTTGAAGGTCGTAGGTACCTTAGGGATATTGAAGCCAGCCAAGAGGCTATGGATGCGTTCTTGGGGCCATTGCATGATTACAATGCCAAGGCTAAGAAGAATAAAGAGAAGAGGTATAATCCTCGTATGATTCTTACTATGGGAAACCATGAGAATAGAATCAATCGTGCAGTAGAACTCCAACCTGAACTAGAAGGTGTATTAAGCACTGACCATTTAAAGTATGAAGAATATGGTTGGGAAGTTTTTCCTTTCTTGGAGGTAGCTCATGTTGATGGAGTTGCTTATTCTCACTATTTTACTAGTGGTGTTCTCGGTCGTCCAGTTACTACTGCTCGTGCTTTGCTCACAAAGAAGCATCAGTCCTGTGTTATGGGCCATGTGCAAACGATGGATATTGCCACTGATTATCGTGCAGATGGGACTCCAATTCTGGGTCTCTTTGCGGGCTGTTGTTATGAGCATAATGAGGACTATCTAGGGCCACAGGGTAATGCACATTTCCGTGGATTCCATATGCTCTATGAAGTAAATAATGGTAGTTTCTTTCATCACCCAATTAGTCTTACATACATAAAGGAAAAATATAAATGAGTACACTTACAGATTTACTTTCTAATACTCCAGGAGGGTTGGTATCAAATGTTGCTGGAAAGCTAATTGATACAATTGCATCTTTCTTCCCTAACCCAGAGAAAAAGGCAGAGGCTGCCCAAGCTATTGCCACTGCACAATTAAATGGTGCTTTTAAAGAAGAAGAGTACCAGTTCCAACTTATGTTAGAACAAATTAAAACTAACCAAGTCGAAGCTTCTTCTACTAATTGGTTTGTAGCAGGTTGGCGACCATATATTGGTTGGGTTTGTGGTACTGGTCTTGCTTATGAGTTCCTTCTGATGCCTATTGGTAATGGTATTGCAGCTTCCTTTGGGCATATTGGAATCTTTCTTACTTTGAATTCAGATACTTTGTTATCTTGTCTTTCAGGTCTTCTTGGTCTTGGTGCTATGCGTAGCTTTGAGAAATTTAAGGGCGTGGAGTCTAGTCGATGAGTGGTGGGGATGAAGACGGTTGGTTCGAGAATGAGTATCTTCGTAACCAAAGAGAGGGTAATAGAGATGAATCTATTACTCTTGATGTGATTGCAGATCTAAAACAACGAGAGCAATTCGGTGCCCTTAAGTATGGTAAGTTCTTAACCCACCATAGTAGTGAAGATATGATGCAACACCTCTATGAAGAGCTTCTTGATGCTGCTCTGTATATCAAAACAGAGATGAAGAAAAGAGACTATGTTAACACTAAATGAACTACAAGAAAAATTAAAACAAATTGATGAGATAACTTTAATGGAATTGCTTGAACTTACCTCTGAAGATATTACTGAGAAGTTTCTAGATAAAATTGAAGAAAGGTATGAGTACCTTCTTGGGGAAATTACAGAAATCTCAGAAGGTTACGATGAGGGAAATGAATGGTGGGAATCGTCAGATGAATCAGAATAATATTGAGTTACCTAGTATTTACCAAAGCATCATCCATCGAAGCAGGTATGCACGGTATCTACCAGAGAAACAAAGACGTGAGAGTTGGGAAGAGACTGTAAGTAGACTAATGAATTATCTATGTGATAAAGTTGCAATTAGAGCTGATGCCACTTTTACAGCTCTTCGTAATGCTATTCTTAATCTAGAAGTAATGCCTAGTATGCGTTTGCTTATGACTGCTGGAGAAGCATGTGAACGTGATAACATTGCTGCTTATAACTGTAGCTATCTAGCTGTAAATAATAAACGTGCATTTTCTGAAGCATTGTATATTCTAATGAATGGTACTGGGGTTGGTTTCAGTTGTGAGCGACAAGAAATTGCATTGCTTCCGACTATTGCTCCTAAATTTAGAAAGGTAGATGATGTCATTGTTGTTCAAGATAGCAAGTTGGGTTGGGCTAAAGCATTTAAGAAACTCTTGTCGGCTTTGTGGGAAGGAGATATTCCTTCGGTTGATTATTCAAGAGTGCGACCTGCAGGAGCTAGACTTAAAACATTCGGTGGACGAGCATCAGGCCCTGAACCTCTGCAAAAACTGTTTGAGTTCTCTGTTAGTTCCTTTAAACACGCAGCAGGACGAAAGTTAAGTAGTATTGAAGTACATGATTTGATGTGTATGATTGGTGAGATTGTAGTTGTAGGAGGTGTTCGCCGTTCTGCTCTTATCTCCCTATCTAATCTAACAGATCGTCGTATGCAACAAGCTAAG